CCCCGGGTGTGCACGAAATGATCAGGAAAGAAAAGTAAAGAAGGTATTACGTTTCGATAACTTTTGAATTCAAACAACCCCTACATTACTCACCAGTAACATACGATACAATGCATTCAGACAGTAAGAAATCCCCACCCTTTCGGAGTGGGGATTCTATGATTCCAAAGGTTATGGGACCGGAACAATTTCTACTGTCACGGATGGGACTGGAACGATTTCTACTGCCACGGGTTGTACACTGAATGTGAATTCCGCTTGCATTGAAACAGAGTACAGCTCGTTCCGTGCGGAGTCCCAGTCAGGTTTCAGTAGGACCACGGTGTCGAGTACCGGATTGGCGTAGTCGATGGTGACGAGCCAACAGTTAAAGGTCATTCGTTCTCCAAGTGTGACATGTAGTGTTTGTGTTGCACGTCAAGTACCTCATCCATTTCAATGTTGATTTGTTCCACTAGGTTGCGGAGTTGACGAACTACCCATAGTAGTGCGATGAGTGCGATTCCTAGCATGACGTCAAGGATGAGAAGCATGGTGGTGGAGTCCATTGGGTAGCCCTTCGTTGGTAGTCCCCGGAACCGCTGTGCGGGTTGGCAACCGGTTGGGTTCCGGGGCTACTTTGAGTGTAGTCCTACTGTGGTCGTTCGGCAAGGGTTTTGAGGTAGCTGGTTGCTGCGGTGACGTTGCGATCGAGGTTGCCGATGCGAACGCAGACGTTGGTGTACCACTCTGCGAAGGTGTGCTTTTCTGTGCGTTCCTGTACGCCGTTGACGATGGGGAGTCCTGCGGCTTTGGCTTCTGCGTCGGTGCGGTAAACGTGCCAGACGCCTGCCATGAAGAATTCGTTGGGGGTCATTTTACTTTCCTCCGCTAGTTTGAGTGTCATTGCCACGAACATTGTTTGATTGTAGGTTCCGACGATTTCGAAATGCATTTCATCTTTGCGACCGGAATAGTTTCCACCCCAACGAACAACCCCACCACATTCAACCAGAATCTGTCGAATAGCTTCCCGTTGATTCGCGGTGAAGGTTCCGACCGCGCCGAGTGGGTGTTGGGTGGCGTTGAGATCGATGGCGGTTGCGCTCGCGTGGTTGCTGATTGAGGTGCTGCCCCGCACGGTGCGGTTGGCGTATCCCCAGTCGTCGTGTATGCCGGGGTCTATGTCCTCCACACGCTTGTCGAATTGGGAGGCGAGGTACATGAGGACGTCACCGGCTGGTCCGTCTGCTACGACGATTTGAACGGTACTTCCGGGTACGGTTCGTAATCGACGTGGCGGGTCTACTGCCCACCCGTTTTGCGAGTTGACCATGATGCCCTTCTAGATGTAGGGGAAACGTATGGCGTCAAGAGAGATAGATGCGGTAGCAGCTGCACCTTGATTGGAGATATTCACTACTCGAATAGCGCCGGTAGATTGAACGTCCAAGGTAGCTTGAATCGCATTCTGATTGGGTTTGGCGCAAATGAAGTAGTGGTCTTGTCCGGTGAGAGGGCGATACCCGACAGGCAGGGTAGCTACGGTGGTGTTAGCGACGGTTGTTCCATTCTGTATCCACCCGCGTAGTTGTATCATACCGTCACTCATTTTACGGAACTGCGGTCCCACAGTTCCATTGCCCCACCCGTTGTTCAAGAAAAGATTATTCCATTGGTTTTCACCGAAGAGTAGTAATGGCCCCGTGGAAAAGAACCCCAGTAGCGGATCTAAGCTGACAGTGTATGTGGTGGGCGGTCCGGATCCGACACTGGCAAATAGTATGATTCCATCGGAGTCAATCTGGATATCACCGTATCGACCACTGGTTGCTTCGACTCCCGATCGTATGCGAATCCCGGAGGCTTCGAAGTTATCGTAGGTGCCGGCAATGGTAGCGGCACTACGCGGTGGGGAATTGAATTTGATAACCGGTTGTGGATCGGGGCTGAGATCATCTGGGTCTACCGGAAGAATGTCAATGTAGTTGTCGCCGTCGGGGTCCAGAACGTGTACGCCGGTGTCATCGATGCGTACGACTTCGTTCCCGTTGTCGTCAACGATGATCAGCGGGTAGCCGAGCTGTTCGGACCAGACCATGCTACTTTTCCTGTCTCACATAGAACGTGGCAGACGCGACATCGGCTGAGGTGAGTGGGTTGGAAGGACGTGTCCACGCACCGATGACGGTGGCGCCGGGCGCTAAGGGGAGTGCGTTGGGATAGTCTGCTGTGTTGGACGCACCACGGGAGGTGTTGTCCAACAGGTTTTGTGCGTCCACGTTGGATTGGTACAGTTTGAAGATGGATCCGGATGGACCGCTGATGGACATGCGGGTGAGTACCCGGTAGTAGAGTTCCTGCGGGAGAGTAGCACGCAATGATGAGTCTGCCACGTTGAATTTCGCGGGCACGACTACGGTGGGGTTGACGATGTAGTTGTAGGTCATGACACGTACTCGTTGGTGGACACCGGGAATTCCTCCAACACATACACGGTGTCCACGGGAACAGCGGTGTTCACCGCGTAGACAGCTTGGGTGACGTCAAGTTCCAATACGGTTCCTGCAAGAGGAATGGGGAATCCGGTTTGGAGAATACCGTCCCGATAGGTTGCGAACAGCACCGTACCATTGAGAGAGGTGAGGACTAGTTTGGTGCGTTGCTGTCGTTGCGGCGCCAACTGTGCCACATAGTTTTGGTCCAAATGGAATTGTGACGTGGCGACCCGCATGGACCGTTCTAGCGACGCGGGCATTTCTACCACGGTCACTGGAATAGGATCGATTGGTGTGAGGTCTACGTCGGGACCGTCGTCGTCCTCTTTGGTCTTGTCGTCGTGTTCGCGTTGCAGTACTTCCGCTTGTGGAGTGGGCGCGATGAAGATGCCGGATGAGTCGAATGGTACGCCGTGTTCCTCCACGCCACGGTAGGGGATGGACTGGTCCACGGTCGGTGCCCACACGTCCTTGGGAGCAGCGTCTACCACGATTTGTTGCACGGACGTGTCGAGGTAGTAGCCTGGCGCGTTCTCGTCCGGGAACGATTCGTCCTCAGCGACAGCTTGTGGTTCCGGAGTGACCAGGTCTTTCAAAATTTCCAGAAGGTTCATGTCATCATCCGTTCCGCGCGAGGGTGAATTCGTAGGCGGTGACCATGGCTACAGCGGTGAAAGCTGAGATCCACAGAGGGAGCATGGTTTTAGTCATCCCCGCGAGCATGCCACCGTAGGCGAGGGTGAGTGAGCTGGCGATGAGTTCACCATGTCGGACGTCTCGCACAATGTCTGGCGTGGGTTTCGCCGAGTACACTTTCGACCGGTCCGGTAGTAGCGCGGTGAACAACACGATTCCCTGGGTAGCCCCCAGCGTGAGCAAGCCTGCGTTTTCTGAGGTGATAGCCATTACCGCACTCTCCTAGTGATTTGTCGTGCCGCGATGAGCAGTGCGATCATTCCGGCTAATACTTCACCTATTCGCATCCAATTGTGTGGCGTCGCTAGCCACGCGAACACCGCAGCGATAGCAGTCAAGGGTTCCATGATGGTGTTGGCGAGTTCCTGCCAAATCCCGACCGGAGTCGCTTCCCCTTCGTCCAGGTCGGTAGGGGTGGTCCCGTCCGGGTTGATTGGATCACCTTGGGTACGGGTACCTTTGGCGGTGTAGTTGTCGGCGCTCTCTTGGGTACAGGGTTGAAAGATGCGACGAATCGAGTACACCGATTTGTAGGTGTGGATCCCGACATTCTGTCCAGCGGTGGGCGCGTCGATCATCTGCCCGCGTCCAATGCAAATACCGACGTGACCCGACGTCGGCATAATCAGATCCCCAGGCTGTTCCTGTCCTTTCGGGATTGACAACCCCATGTGCACAATCGTGGCGGTAGTCCACTTGTGCTTACACGCTTTTTTGAACCGGGCGACACCATCAGTTTGATTCTCATCGTCAACGCTGCCGCCGTAGACGGCAGCGAAGTAGACGAGTCCTGAGCAGTCAAACGAGTTGGGTCCACCAGCGCCCCACCGGTACGGACGACCGATCATGCGGGCTGCCCAGTTGATGGTTTGGAACGCACGCCATCCTTGCCGTTTGTAGATTTCCCAGTTTCCTTTATCCGCCGTGTCTGGGTAGGGAACGGTGGAGGTACCGGGAAGGGGCGCCATTACTTGTCACCACCAGCAAGAACTTGTTTGATTTCCGCCAGAGGGTTTTTGTCTTTGATACCAGCCCAAATGAGTAGCATCCCAATGGACAGGAGGATCAGCTCAGGAATGGTCATTTCGTGGCCTTATTGATGGAAGCGAAGAGAGCGGGTCCGTTCAGTAGAATGGTGGCTACCAAGATGAGAATAGCGAAATCTTTCCCCAGAGTCGCATCATAGTCTGATAGCGCAGCGAGTCCGATGGCAGCGAACATCGCGCCAATACCAATTTTGATGGTCAACGGTTTCCCCTGGGACCACTGTCCACCTGCGGTAATCAACGCTGCGATCAGTACAATGTTGGTGGTATTCATCCGGCCACCTTCTTCACCGTCTTGACAACGGCACGTCCCGCTTTGGTATGATTCATGACAGACAAGAATCCCATGAACATAAGCACGATACCGCCAAGAATGTAGGCGACACGCCACCACGTTTTTGGATCCGACAACATTCCCGCGAGATCAGTGATACCACCAAGGTCGCTGACTTCGTTGTTCCACACTTCGCCGGTGGGCGAGTGCGACACGGGTACTTGTCCGGTCGAGGCTTGAGTAGCACCGGTTTGGGCGACTCCCATGTGTTTGAGGTAGGCGCCGCTGGTGAAGGTGGACCATGGTCGCCAGTTGGTTCCCCCGTTGGAAATGACCGCCATGGCTCGTGCGTTGACGTCCGCATCCAACAACTGTTCGTTGGTGGTGATACCGAATTGTTGTTTCCGTGCGGGACCGAGCTTGCCGTACATGTTGATTTGCCACAACCCATACGAATCATCAGGCGGTTTCGGGTTGTGGGCTTCTGTGCGTCCCCCACTCTCAGCGAGGGCAACAGCAATCGCGATAGCGACCTGGTTTCCCGACACGCCAGCCTTGGTTGCGGCGAGTCCTATTTGCCCTGCGCTGAGAGTGGTCATCGGATCAGACTCCTAGATGATGCGGACCGGGAACAGACTGTGTCATGTTTGGCAACATGTTCCGCGCCATCATCCCCGTCATACCGGGAGCTTCCCGAGCAGCGGTCATACCGCTGGTCACGGTGTCCACAAACGTGACCAACCTATCGAGCTTCGCTTCGATATCAGAAAGCCTGTCTTCAATTGACTCTGACATGTATTCGCCCTTCTCAGTAACCCGGCCACGGCACGTTGTTGTGCGTGTTCAGTTCCTCGTCAGTGGGTTCTTTGTTTTCGTCGGGAACCACCTCTCCCTTAATGGAGGTGTCGTCTGTCTTACGCGGCTGTGTCGGCATTGCTGTTCTCCTTAGGGTGTCGATGGGAGACCATGTTCCTTGTTATAACTCGAACCGTAGTAAGCGCCAGAAACAGGAACCAAACCAGACGCCACTTGCCAGACACGTTGTTCCACACCTTTCTTTGCCCCACCGCCGAGCGCGAACAACCCTTGGTGCGCGAACGTATTGGAGTTGATTACCGGAATGTACAACACCGTTCCTGGGGTGAGCGTTTTTGGATCTGTGATCTTATACCAGTTGGCGTTATAGATTTCGTCGCTACCCTCAATGATAGAGCCAAAATCATTCGGAGCAGCACCATAGGCTTGCATAGCGATAGAAGTGAGCGTGTCACCTGATTTCACTGTGTACTGCTGTCCCTGAATTCCCGCCGGACTGTCACCGATGGGACCGGGCAGCTTTCCCCGGTTGGGTGCCGGGTTGTCCCACGTGTACTGCGTTGGCGTGTTCGGCTGATCCACCGGAGGCAACGACTGTGGAGGCGGACCGACCGCGCCAATCGCCTGCGACAACAACGCCTGTTCCTGAGCGTTCAACGGTTGTGCGGCAATGAACTTGTCGATGGCACTGTTGACGATAGCTCCGTCATTTCCCCTGCCAATGAGGAACTGTTTCGCCCGACGCGCCCAATCCTCATTCGTTTCCGGCGCGCCGGTTGTGGTGTCATCGACCGGTGCGGAATCCATTCCACCCGTACCCGTATACACGAGCGCGGTCGGTGTGGGATCCGCTACCGCATCCTCCGTCTTAGGCTTCGCATTCTTGTTGGAAATGTAGTAGGAAATGAGGAGACCGCCACCGACGATGGCAATCCATATTCCCACCGGCAGTGGACCAACTTGCTTTTTGAGCAGACCGCCAGCGTCTTTCCCTGGGGGCTTGGGTGTGGGGGTGGGGCTGGGACTTGTCATGGGTTCACCTCCCTAAAACAGTCGGTAGCTTTGGTTGCTCCACACGTCAAGGGTGCGGGACAACAGAATTTGTTCGCCTTCCAGGTTGGTGATGGTGTCACCCACGAAAGTGGCGGTAGCGTCATTGTTGGGAGGATCCAACCTGTACGAGTTGTTCCAGTTTTGGGCGAGTCCCGCCTGTCCACCAACCAGGTACGAACGCTTGTTGTTCGCCATCGACAGGTGAAGTCCATTCAGTTCATGTTCGGTGACCTGATCAAACGGTCGCATGAACCGATAGGAACTGGGCGAGATACTAGAAGTGACACGTTCGGTTGGAGGAGGAACCCACCGGGGATCAGGCGCAGCCTGATTGTCCCGGGTCTGTTTAATCTCCGGTGGGATAGCATCCTGCTCTTCAATCTTGGTTCGCTGCGTTTTTGCCCACGGGTCGCGGTCGTCATACCATTCCTGTGGGTTGACGTCTGCGGGTGGACGGAAATAGTGAACCAGGATTTTGTCTTGTTCCGGTACCGTGGGAAAGTAGTCGTCCGCGAGATCTGGCGTGTCTTCTGGTTGCCAGAATGCGGCGTCTGTTCCACCTGCGCCAGGCTCATCCGCGAATGACAGATTGTCCTGTACTCCGGGTGGCGGTGGAGCTTCACGAACCTTTCCGCCAAATTTCACAAATGGCCACGGCATGATGTCACTTCCCCATGCTGGCGCGAATCGATCCGGAGAACGCGTCCCCCAAGGATCGAATCACATTCGCTGAGTTGGCGTTGGATACGATTGTGGTCACCAATGCTACGGTGACAATCGCACCCAACACATTAATGATCGTATTGGTTTGCACTGCTGACCTCCAAATGCTCCGCACTAGTCATGGAAGGGCCGTTGGTTCCCACACCAGTCGTCACAATCGAGGTGAGCACCGACACGATTCCCGCGACAACCGCTACGGACGCAACGACATTCCAGTTGAAGTCGAATAGGTTTCGATCCAACACTACCGGTACGGCCCCGACAAACCCGAGTACCACCTGAGCGACGGTACGGATTGCTCGTTCACCGGCAGCTTTCCAAAACGCTGCCGTCCACACGAGACTCACGCCGCAGCTTTGGCAGGCTTGGCAGACTTCATCTTGCCAAGGAATTGTGAGATGAGCGGCATGACAAACAGTGCGAACAGGATGCCGACAGAGAACCAAAGCCAGTCGATTTGGTTGAACTTCATTTGCCTACTCCTACCGTGGTGGAAAGGTTGACGTTGGCGACGAGACGGTTGAGGGCGAACAGTGCGACTACCGCACCGATCACGAGTACCGCTGTCACCCCGGGCGTGTCGAGGGTGCGAGTGGATTTACCGTTGGCTTCCATGAGAGTCCTCACATCGCACTGGACAGGAACACGTTTGATGCGATTGCGACATCATTCGTGATCACGTTCAGTGTACCCGCGTTGGCGAACGGTCCAACCAATTCCAGTCGGGTGGACCCGTAGGTCTTAAGCCATCCGTCACGGTTTTCCTCACCGACGGTACCGTCAAATTCGTGGCAGAAGTCGTACCAGAACAGACCAGCGTCCTGGTTGCCGGCAGCGTCCAGGGTGGCTGCGTTGTAGCCGTACCGCTGGTACATCTGTTGCCGCCACGTGAGCTTGCGAACGAAGTCGATTGGGCGAGCATCCAAGTCGAGTTCCGTCTGGGTTGGCCAGTCGGTGTCGCCTTGCGCGCGGGTACCAGCGGTGCGGGTGAAGTAGAAACCGAGGTGACGAATGTAGTTACCGACCCGCGTGAGTCGAATCCGGTTGGTTCCGGACACGACCGGGTACTGCTGGACTGACCAAAACTGAGTCGTGTTCATCGCTGGCGGAGTGGTCTGATTCGCAATTCCGTCCGTACTGGCCTGCGGCTGATCATATTCAGCAGCCTCGACAGTCACTGAGATCGACGGTTGCGGGGACGGAGTCGCGGTGTACACATCACCAGAACCAGCGACCTGGTAACGAAGCTGGAACATCGCCGCAGCGTTCTGGTTCGGCAGTGCGCCGAGACCATCTCGCTGACACAACTCCAAGGGGATGTAGTACTGGAACTGGTAGTTCGGCAGCGCCGCCGTGTAGATCCCCACTTCGGGATCACCGAATCCGTAGAAACCACCGTATTTCTGTGCGGCGTACAGTTCCCACCCGGAGTTGAACTGCGCGATGGGAGCGCCGTTCGGTTCGGACAGAATGATATTCTTGAGCACATTCCACGGTGCGTTCTCAGCGAACGCGGTACCGCCGGTACCTCCGGTGACAACCACCGTGATGATGAGTCCACGTAGATAGCCGTACGCGGGGATAGAGAGCGCACCGCCGGGGACGTTCTGATCTGCGGTGGTCATCGTGTACGTGGTCTGGTTGACCAGCTCACGGTGTTCCCGGGTGGCCCTACGGAACGGGGTGATTCCCATTCCCTGAGTTCCTCTGGCGGTTTCCGTGGTCTGTGCGGTTCCGCCGGACGTGCCGTTCATTTGTGTTGCGGTAGCAATGGGCATTGAATCATCCTATCTAGTCGATGAACAGCATGGCCTTACCGAGCGGAGTGTCATGGAGTTTTGTGCTGAGGAACCTCCACATAAATCCGAAGATGATGTAGTAGGCAGCGAATGTCAGGAAACCGATAACGGAAATGTTCAGCGGCATTGTCCTATCCGATCGTTGACGGTTTGGGAGACATGGTACGTAGCATAGTGTTGTCTCTCGTGTTGATATACAGGACTTCGTGTCGCTCCAATTGTGACACGATTCGTTGGATCAATGCTGAGGATCCGAACGAAACTCCACTGATACGTGACAAGTTGGTTTCGTCATTGTCTCGCCAGAAGAATAGATGGGTAGATTGGTCGTACACTTCGACGGGAATCCACGCGGGACGTTGGGTAGCCAACACCAACGACAAGTCCATGGACCGACCCTGCAACAAAAATGTCTTCAATTCGTTTTGCATTCTGAGAGGCTGTGACAGAATCCAACCTTCGTCCACATAGGTGCACCAGGAACCCTGATCATAGATGGACGCCATGGCGGTTTGAAACTCGCGACGCTGCGCTTCTGCTGCATACAGTGAACGCGAGTCAGGCCACAGAATGCGACGCGGATATTTCTCAGCGGACAGTTTGTGTTTCCACGTTTTCAACGTCACATAGTCGTGTGACTTGCTGAACCTGTCCAGTGTTTCGTCGCGTGGTTTGGTGGCGAGTACGGTGACGTAAGTGCGGAGAGGAAGAAGGTTCAATGCGAGGGTGGTTTTACCGGCTCCGGTCGGTCCGATCAGCGCGACGTGCTCATCTTGTCGCCAGGCAAAGTAGTTTCCGAAGTCCTCCCACGGAACGAAAGGGACTCCTGATTTGTCTGACAACTGGGCGGTCACGGCTTAGGCTTCTCTTTGTTCATCATTGATTGCAGGTTCTCGTCCGTGAGTCCCGTGGCCGCTTCCATCTTGGCGCGACCGATCGGGGTGTGATGCATAAAGATGGCGAACGCGACCGGCATGTGAGCGGCGATGACTTCACCAATCACGGAAGTGGTAACCAAACGGGTGAGCCATTCCCGCACAGCGGGATTGTCTTTCGCCAGCTTTTCCAGCGACTGGGCCATGACTTCCGCATTCGCGATAATCGCCTGTCCACAGTGCGGGTCAATCATTCCCAACATCATACCCAGTTGACCATACAGTCCAGTCAGACCCTGGGAAATGACACCCGGTTTGTAGGGAGTCGACGCGGCCGCTTCGGCCTTCGGATCCAAACGCGGTCGGCCCCGACCTCTCTTGGGAGCGGAGTCTTTCGGTGTTTCTGGTTTGTCACCTTGAATAACTGAGAAGGTGGGTTCTGAGACGGGTGGTAGAGGCGGTGGTGTGTTCTCGTTGTCGGTCACTTACTTCCCCATTTCCGTTGCAGGAATGGTGTCTTCAGGGAACGTGATTCGCCCGGAGCTTCGTCGTCAGACGATGGTTGCTCGACAGGAGTTAATTGAGGCTGTTGACCTAGAGCGTCAATTGCCTGGCGTAGGTCGGTGACCTGTTGCCCCAAAGAGGATATGGCGGCGTACACCTCGTTGGCGGCCATTCCCGCTTCGGCAGCGGACTGTGCTGCTACCTGCGCTTCCTGTACCGCGATGACAGCAGCCGCCGCTGACGTCTCAGCGGATTCCCCCGCACTCTCTTCCGAGTCCTGAGCGTCGTCCTTGGCTGCGTTCGCTTCTGCGGCGCTGCCTGCGGTTTCCGCGACGGCGGCGACTTGCAAGTCTTCTGTGGGTGAGTTCCCACTGTCATCACTGTCTGTGATCACTACGTCGCTCATTTGATAGATGCCCTTCCTGTGTCGGAGGCGTACACTGGGGGTGGCGGACAGGCCCGGAAGGGCATCACAGGCCAGCCCGCCACCTACACCATTGTCCCACACGGGACGACAGAAGGGCATATCATGGTTACCAAGAAGAATGAAGTCACTCCCCAAGTCGAGGAAACCTCGCTAGAGCGTGTGATTTCCAAGGATCAATATCAGTCGATTGCCTCATTCCAGGACGCGTTGCGTCTAGCGGAAGAGGCTTACGGTGAACTGTCTCGCTCCGATGAATTCGGTGATGGGTTCACCAAGCTTGACGACAAGGACAAGCTGGTCAATGTTCCGTTCCTCATCCTCGATTCCACCATCGCACTGTCCAAGGAATTCACCAGGAATGGTGAGCCTGGTGCGTACGTGGCTTTCCGGGTAGTGACGGAAGACGCGAAAAAGTACATCGTTGTTGACGGCTCGACCGGCATCTGTGCGCAGATCCAAGAGTGGAGGACTAAGTCAAATAGGCGTGGCGGTTTCGTGGCTATGCACGGACTCCGCAAGTCGGAGTACACATACACCGACGACAAGGGCGACACTTCCCCCGCCGTAACATACTACCTAGATGAGTCCGGATCGTGACGACTGTGTAGGTTCGTCATGATTCCATGACTCCCGTTGGGGCGGAAACCAGTCTGATGCCACTGGTGACCGCCCCAACGTGTATCTAGGACAACTCGATATTGGGGAATTGTCATGCCACGCAAGCCATCATTCATTGACAGAATTCTCGGCATCCTACAAGCACGGTCGCCGCAGTCCATCGCGAATGAACGCGAGTACCGCAAACGATGGACCGGCACCCCCTCTACCCCCAGCACTCCCACTATCAAACCAGTCAAGATCCCCACTGAACAAACATACGATGCTATTCCCAGTGAGCGGATCAGCGACTTTAATGCTGCTACGGCGACTATGCAGCAATTGGAGTGGGAAGTCATGAACCAGAACGAGCCCTTAGAGGTTCGTCGTGCTGCTGCTGAGCGGTGGGCGCACATCGCGCCTAAGCCTCTCCGCCCGGGCATCCCGTACATCTCTGGGGTGGGGCACGACTACTTCTGGCAAGCCTTTCGTGAGGCTTACCCAGAGCGCGAGCGCTGGTAAATGTGGGAGCACACCACCGGCGCGCCGCAACCCAAGCGCGTTAAAACTCGCCAGCCATTCCGTGAGCGTTCGTTTATCGCCTGGGATGGAGAAGGGGACACCGAACGAGACACCTACATTCTGTTCGGTTGTTCCGCTGGACATGAGGTGACCTCCTCCGCACTGCGATTCAGTGAATGCGCAGCCCTGATGATTCGAGTCGCACAGCTACATCCCCAACACATTCACGTCGCGTTCGCGTTTGACTATGACGTGGGAATGATGTGTGCCTCGTTGCCAGAAGCGAAGCGAGCACAGCTCGCGAAGGATGGTCACACCTGGTTCAACCATTACCGGATTGAATGGCGTTCCCGCAAATGGTTCTCTATCACCGATCGTAGTAGCAAAACAACCATTCGTATCTTTGATTTGTTCACCTATTTCACATGTTCGGCTATGAAAGCGTGGGCTGATTATCTGCCGGAAGAGCCAATTTATGAGGAGGTGCGTGCCGGTAAAGAGGGTCGTTCTTTCTTCAGGTATTCTGAGTTGGATATGATTCGCAGATATATGCGACTTGAGTTAAAGTTGTATGTGAAGTTGGCTGATAAATTGCGTTTGTTGTTGGCAGAGTTGGGGGTTTATCCGACAAGTTGGCATGGACCGGGTGCGGTGGCATCCGCTGTCATGACAAAGTTTGGAATCAAAAATGCGATGGATAAGGAACTACCTAACGAAGTTATCGTGGCATCTCAACATGCATACTTCGGTGGCAGGTTCGAGCAATTCCACGCTGGACGATACGACGGACCTGTCTACACTTACGATATCCGATCCGCCTACCCGCACGCATTACGGTGTATGCCCGCATTGGCCGGGGGAATTTGGGAGCATAGAGACCGTCCCACTCAGCTACGCGGGAAAGAGGGATGTAGTGATTTCTCGTTGTACAAAGTGTTGTACCGTAAGCGTGCGACCAACAGTGCCTTATTCACTCCCTCACCATTACCGTTCCGAGATGTTCGGCATTGTATCCACTACCCCAATCATGTAGTCGGTTGGTATTGGGGTGTGGAAGTGAACGCTGCTGTCGCTGGTTTGCAGGATGGTGACCAACTGGATTTGTTGGAATCGTGGGAGTTCATTCCGGCTACGGATCAACGTCCATTCCGGTTTATTGAGGATCTGTTTCTGCAACGGCAACAGTGGAAGAATGAACGTAACCCGGTGCAGTACGCCGCCAAGCTGGTACTGAACTCCATCTATGGAAAGCTCGCACAGCGGGTCGGATGGAATCAGGAAAAGAACACGTCTCCTACGTGGCATCAATTAGAATGGGCTGGTTTCGCTACAGCGTATTGTCGGGCGATGATGTATCGCGCGATGTCCCAGGATCCGCACGCAGTGATCGCCGTGGAAACGGATGGCCTCTTCTCAACGCGACCGTTGAATGTTGGCGTAGACCTACAGAGACTTGGCGATTGGGAGGAAGATGGATATGACGGTCTCATCTATGTTCAGTCTGGATTGTATTGGCTTAGAAACGGTGACGAGTGGACGAAGATTAAGGTGCGTGGTTTTGCTGCTGGTGACCTACCATTGGAACGGGTACTTGCTGCCATTCCGAATCTCGATATACTTACTGCCGATACCCATCGTTTTGCTGGTTTGCGAGGATATTGGAATAGCGCTCAGCTAGCTCATTGGATTGATACGGAACGTCGTATCGTTTGGGGTGGTGGTGGTAAGCGAATTCACTATGACGAGTTGTGTCCGAAGTGTTTGGGTGCAGACATACCTATGCACCCTTTGAATATCAGCCGACCGGAAGGTGGCGATTCAGTGCGTCACGTATTGCCGTGGAGGGATAACGAAACTAATCCGTGGTGGGAGTTGTCAGATGCTCACAGTACTATTCGAATGCTTACACAATCGGAGTTACCCAGTATCGGAGAGTCGGGACGCTCCCCGGTTGAACATGAGCGGGTTGTGTCGCACGTGTCTACGGGTACGGAAAGTGATCGGGCGTAATGACTGTTGGGTGGTCAAATGTCAGCAGTGTAAGTACGTGACGTATCAACCGGAATTCGCGTCGTCGGTGCGGGCGGCGAAGCACATGGCGACACGGCGTCACATCGTGCATCGGTGGCGTCAGGATGAACCTGACAAGATCATCATTCACGCGCCCACCAACCAGGACACGCTATTTGAGCTTCCAATAGACCCGCCGTTTTGATACAATGTGGGATATGAGCAGCAACCCGTTTCCGTACCGGCATCGACTCGCGGTGCTGGATCCGTGGCTGGTGGACACGCTGCGTGACGGCATGATTCACTACCGCGACACGTTGGAAATTCACCGGAATCTCGCCCAAATCACCGGTGATGACACCTACCAACTCACACGGAAACTGTGCTATGCTGACGCTGCAATCGAACAGCTTGACAGGGAGAAGGGCAATCATGCCTGCACGTACTCGCAAGACCCGCAACACTGAGCCAAGCACTGAGGAAGGTACTGACGTGAGCACCGACACCGACACCACCCCCGTGGAGTTCTCCGACAACCAGCCCACAGAGGAGGTCAAGCGGACCTACTCCAGTCGAGTGACCGCCGAAGACGTCGGTCTCCAAGGCGGTTTCCAGGCCGCTGAGGCCACCGAAGTTCCCCGCATCGTACGGGAGCGCGGCCGGTCCAACGTGTTCGATGAGGCTGTTCGCGAGTCCTACGTCAACGACTACGTCGGTCAGAACAAGTGGGTACAGGGACGTGTCGCGAGCCTTCTGGCGGCACAGCGACAGGCCCGGAACGCAGCCACCTACCTCACCCAAAAGGAAGGTCTAGACATCGGAGTGGAGTGCCGCGCGGTGCCCGACTCCCAGGACGCTCCGAACGGAGCGGGGGTGCTGTACTTCCGGGGCAAGGGAAAGCGGCACGTCAAGCGCAACAACGGCAGTAACGCCGAGTAGAACTCTCCGGGTGATGTCCTGTCCCAAGACGCAGGTCCCACAAATCACCCGGAAGTGGAGAGTTGCGGTAACGCAGGTACCCAGTCCCGTTCGAGTCGGGCCAACTCACTCCCACCCAACACGGTGGGGAAAGAAGGGCATCATGTACGACTCCGATAAACTCCGGGCATTTCTGCTCAAAAACATTGAAACCGCCAACGAGGAATACTGGGCACTTGCGAAGCGAACGCGTGTTCCAGGATGGCCATATCGCAACCGGAAAATGAACATGGACTTCTTTCGGGGATGTACCACCATGGCCAACGAAACATTGAAATGGATGAAAGAATACGAATCGGAAGACAAGCCGCCCGTCATCGAAGGAGAGCAACCACCCATCCCACTCAAAGGACGGCGATCCGTATGAAAGAGGACCCGTTGTTCTTCCACACAATCTGGGTTAGCATCACCCTCATTCTCATCTGGGTTCGGAGATCACGATGGATATGAACCGTTCCCCAGGCATGGAAGACATCTGGCAACTACGCGGTATCGCGGCCGCACACACCAAGCGAATGCAACACATAGAACTGACTCTAGAAGTTCTCCTCGCTGAGGTACGTGCACTCACTGTCGAAGTGGAACGACTCAAGGAACCGTTCTAATGGCTACCATGCATTGGATCACACGAACCACCCTCTTCGGAAATCACAAAACTCTTTGCGGCAAAACCATCCCCAAGGGTGTATACCAATCCGGATCGAACGTCACATGCGGGACGTGCAAACGCAAAGCAAAGAAGGGCAAATGAACCAGCACCTCGCCGTGCACGTAGGGAACCTTCCTACTCACGCCAACTACATCGTCTCCAAAATCGACGAAAATTTCGACACCGACAACCGCGTACAACGACAAGTACTCTGCCTCGCAGAAGAGACCGGAGAATTCGTTGCATCCTACCGACGGTGGTCCGGCAACGCACGACGACACGGCAGCATGGCAGAAATGGAAAACGAACTAGCAGACGTACTCGTCGTCGCCTTCGTCCTCGCCGAAATTTTGAACATCGACATCGAACGTGTACTCTCCCATAAACTGGACGTCATCTACACGAGAGGTTGGAAAGATGCCAACGGCAATTAGCTGGGAATGCGACGTTTGCGGATCGCAATACTCCGACCACGAAGACGCACGCATCTGCGAAATCACCGACGCCGAAGACCCGGACATGACAGACACCCTGCAAGGAACCTAACATGTGTCCCAACTGCGGACGACGATACAAAGACCACACCGTACACGAACTAGCCACATGCCGCGCAGCCAGGAGCTGACATGAAAATCATAGAATACAAAGATGAGAATCGTGCAAATGAGCAAGTAGCCGTACTCTCTCACTACGAAACACGCTACCTGGTTGAGCTGTTCATGCACGTTCAAGACTTCATTGACTCATCCAGCGATCCGTTTAGCGAAATGCACATGACAATTCCTATTAACGGTCCGAATGACGAAAGGTCTTTGCGTAACATTCTCGGACTGTAACGAATTCCTACACAAATCCCGGCTGACATTCAGAAATGAATGCAGTCGGGATTTCTAACATTCTGTGGGTATGGAACATACCGTCGGTATGTTGGAGATCTGGAAATGTAAAGTTATGTATTCGTAATGTAGTTGGTTGAATTCAAAAGTTATCGAAACGTAATACCTTCTTTACTTTTCTTTCCTGATCATTTCGTGCACACCCGGGG